TCTAAGTCTGAACCACAAAATGGGCAAAATTTAATTTCATATCCATCACCCAAATCATATTCAACATCACCTTCTGCTCCACATTCTCCACAATAAAAAGACCTTACTTGTTCTGGGTCTTGCATAATTGTTATCTCCCTATTTTTCGTTCCAATCAGTTGTGAACCATTTATATAGTTCTTGGTATCCACCTATTGCTTCACCATCAATCCTAATTTGAGGGAAGGTTCTTGCAGTAGGGAATTCTTCAAAGAGTTCTTCTCTTGTAAAGTCTGTGTCTAATTGTTTATAGACAAATTCTAATTCTTCTCTTTCACAAAGTTGTTTTGCTTTGTCACAAAAAGGACATTGTGTTTTTCCAAATATTTCTATCATTTTAATTCTACCTCAATAAATTTACCTAACATATTTATCTCTGCATCGGATAACATACCTGCTTGACCCCACATTGTAGAACTCATTGCACCGACTTCACCTCTATTCTTATATGTGTTAAGTCTATCCACAATGTAGTCTTGAGTTTGACCAGCAAGTTTAGGGAATACTGCCATTCCTTGACCTTCTTGTCCATGACAAGCTGCACACCCACTCCATAAACTTCTAATATCACTGAACTCGTCTAAGTTTGCAAGTTCTTGTTTTGCTCTAAGTTGTTCTACTACTGTTCCATTAACTTCGACATACTCTGCATAACACATACCAGTACATGAATGTGTACTAGGATATCCTTTGTACTCCATGTCTGGATAGATTACAGTTGCAAAAAATCCAGTAAAAATTAAACAACCAAATAATACCATTCCTAATTCTTTCATTATAATTTAAATCCTTCAAAGGTATTTTCTTTAATATCTTGTTTGATACCACCGATGACATAAGATTCAATCTCAGTCTCCTGTGGTGCATTCTGTTGACCCTTTGATGTCAACCAATGTTGTGTCCATGGTAATGGATTAGTTCTACTTGATACCTCATATATAGGATTTAAACCAATTGCACGAAGTCTTCTATTTGCAATATACTCTACATACTGACTTAAAAGTGCAGTAGATAAACCTAACATACTACCATGTATGAATAAATATTCTGCCCAATCTTTTTCTTCTTTGACTGCTTCTTCATACATCTGGTAAACATCTGGTTCACAATCTTTCATGACTTTAGTCATAACTTTATCTTTCTCTTGATTCTGATAACATTTTAGAATGTGTTGAGTAATTGCAAGATGTTGTGCTTCGTCTCTTGCAATGAAACTTATAATCTTTGCAGACCCTTCCATTTTTTTCATTTCACCAAATGCAAAAGTACATGCAAATGATACAAAGAAACGAAGTCCTTCAAGTATGTTGATACTTATAAGTGCAAGATATAATCTTTTCTTAAGTTCGTATTCATCCTTTTCATAACCTAAACTATATCTTTGTGCATAGTCAATAAACTCATCATATCTTTTTGTTACTGACTCTGCTCTTGCAATGATTTTCTCATCGTCTAGAATTGTATCAAACACTTTTGAAGGGTCTGGATACAGATTCTTTATCATGTAAGTGTAGGAACGACTATGGATAGTTTCCATAAAGTCCCATGTAATAATGCATCCTTCTAACTCTGGAAGAGTACAGAAAGGTAATAATGCAGTAGCAGGGCCTCTACCTTGAACTGAATCCAGAAGAGTTTGGTACTTTAGATTACTAGTAAAGATATGTTTATGTGCTTTACTCAGTTCATTGTAGTCGTTCCTATCTTTTTGAAGAGAAACTTCTTCTGGTCTCCAGAAGTAACCCAATTGTCTTTGTGTTAACTTGTCGAAAATCGGATATTTAAAATCGTCATATCGTTGGGTATTAAGTTCCTCTCCAAAGAAGATTGGATTCTTTAAAAAGTTTACTTTATTTCTATTAAATACTTTACTCATATTTCTCGTGTCCTTTACCACATGGTTTACCTGTGATGGGGTCTGTTATTCCTGTATTTCCATACTTCCAATACTCATTTCTTTTTTGTATTATGCTGTTTGCCTCGTCCCATGCTCTACCCTGTTTACTTCCTGTTCCATGATAAACCGATGGTCTACCATCATATGCAAGTATTGGAAAATCTCTATACATAGGGCCATCTGCATGTAAATAATGTATAAAGATTTGTCTTGCAGACTCACCTGCTAATCTATCTCTCCAGTGTATTACATTACTACCTTGATAAAATAATGCATCACCTGGCTCTAATAAAACTTGAGTGCAATTCTCTCTATCCTTGAAAGGTGCATTCATTGATAAATTCCATGAGTCTTCATTATCCATTCCACAAAAGTTCATATCATTACGAATCCATATTGACCATGGTTTACCATTATCTGTATTATATGATATAGGAAAAGTTGCACTGAACTCACATGATGGTCTATCAGTATGACTCAACAATCTTGAATGTCTGTCATAAGTTCTTCCATACGAATATGTTGGGACTAATCTATATCCAAACAATTCTTCAATTTTCTTTTGATACATTAAAAGAATAGTTTCTCCATAGTTAGGAAAAGGCATTCCTTTACTAACCCATGTATCTAATCCTTTACCTCTATCATCAAAGTTTTCACCTATGATATGTTCTTCACGATAGTATTGTTTTCTATGTTCTTGAAACTTAAACATATGAGAAGTCCATTCAATGTGGTCTTTTTCAAAAAAGTTTCTTGCTACAAAGAATCTATTCTTTGCAAACTGATAACCTTGTTTAGTTATCTCTGGAACATCATCTGCATAATCTGTTTCTGGATTAAAGACTTCTAGTCTTTTTTCCAATGATAATTCGTAAGATTCTAATATATCTTCTTTTAAAAGATTGTTAGTATTAAGAATCTCTTGTTTGTTATTATCTTGTTCTTCTTTACTTTTTCTTGCGTAATCTATATGGCGCATGCGTCACATTCCTCATCATCTAAATCTTCCACTACTGGAAGTGGTTCATCTTGAACCTCAATTACTTCATCTGTTTTCATATCATATGTGTTTTGATAATAAGATGTTTTCCAACCATATTTATATGTCTTAAGAAGGTCTGTTGCCATTGCAGAGATAGGAACTTCATTATCTTCATAGTTTTCTGGGTTGTAAGACCAATTTCCACTAATACCTTGGTCAAAAAACTTTTGCATTACTGCAACTACCTTAATATACCCATCATTGTCTTTCATATCCCATAAAAGTGTATAAAAGTTCTGTAACACTTGATATGATGGAACAATCTGCTTTAGAGGCCCTTTCTTCGATTTCTTGACACTTAAATAGTCTCTTGGTGGTTCAATACCATTTGTCTCGTTAGAGACCACTGAGGAGCTCTCAGAGGGCATCTGTGCAGATAATGTACTATGTCTTAGTCCATGTACCTTAATTACAGTTCTGAGCTTCTCCCAATCTTCTTTATATACTGGTTTTACAATCTCATCAACATCTGTTTTATAGGTATCAATAGGTAATAATCCTTCTGCATACTTTGTACTATCATACCATTCACATTTACCTTTTTCTGATGCAAGTTGAGCTGATGCTCTTAGTAAACTATATTGAAACTTTTCTGTAAGTTCATGTACTAATTTATGTGCTTCTGCATCATCATACTTAACTTTATTCTTTGCAAGGTAATGTGCAAGTCCAATATACCCTATTCCTAATGACCTTCTTGCTTTGGTTGATACCTCTGCAGCTTTCACTGGATATTTTTGATAATCAATTAATTCTTCTAATCCACGAACTGAAAGTTCACAAAGTTCTGGTAGTTCATCTATCTTGATTGAACCCACATTGATTGCAGATAAAATACAAAGTGCAACCTCTCCATCCTCATCATCTGGATGTGAGATTGGTTTTGTAGGTAAAGTAATCTCTTGACATAAATTTGACATACTTACTTTATCTGAGAATGAACTATGACTATTACTATGGTCAATGTTCATAATATAAATTCTTCCTGTCTCTGCTCTTTCCTTGAGCAAGTCCATCATTAATGTTCTTATACTTATTTTCTTTTTAGGGATTGAATATGCTCTCTCGTACTTTTCGTAAAGTTCATCAAACCCTTCTGTTCCAAATGCATCGTAGAGGTCAGGCACATCGTGAGGACTAAACAAAGTAATGTCTTCGTCTTTGATAAATCGTTCATAAAATAACTTACTTAATTGGATTGAGTAGTCAAGTTTTCTGACTCTATTATCTTCTGTTCCTTTATTGTTTTTGAGAACAATAATGTCTTCAATTTCTTGATGCCAGATTGGAAAGTGGACAGTAGCACTTCCACCACGAACACCATTTTGGGTACAACATCTGACAGTAGATTCAAATTTCTTGAGGAAAGGAATAACTCCTGTGTGCTGTACTTCTCCACCACGAATTTTAGAATTGATTCCACGAATCCTACCAGCATTGATACCAATACCAGCCCTCTGTGCAACATACCTACCAATAGCCATATCAGAAGAGAAGATACTTGAAAGAGTATCATCACTGTCGACCAGAACACAACTAGCAAACTGTCGAAGAGGAGTTCTAACCCCTGCCATAACTGGGGTTGGAATGTTGATTTTAAATTGACTAATCGCGTCATAATATTTTTTAACATAATTTAATCTCGTTTCTTTAGGGTAGTCCTTAAAAAGAACTGCACTAATCAAAATATACATGAACTGAGGTGTCTCATACAATTTACCAGATGACCTGTCTTGTACAAGATACTTGTCCACTACCTGTTGGAGACCTGCGTATGCAAACAACATGTCTCTGTTATGATTCAAATACGAGTTGAGTTTATCCCACTCCTTATCGTCATAATAATTTATTAAATCTTTATCGTAAACACCATATTCGATATTTCTTTCTACGATATCTTTCAATGGTGGATAGATTTTACTATCTTTCCATTTAGTATTGAATACATCCTTACGAATTGCAAACAATAATAATCTAGATGCAACATATTGATAATTAGGTGCATCTAATGATATTAAATCTGATGAAGATTTAACTAATGTTTCTTGAATTTCTTGAGTAGTTACTCCATCATAAAACGACAAGTTTGCACTCATTTCAACCTGTGATGCAGATACCCCATTGATACCTTTACATGCAGCTTCTACCATTCTATGAATTTTTTCTAAATTTAAATTCTCTTTTGACCCATCCCTCTTTGTAATACTTAAACCATTACCATTCACTATACTTTACTCCAATTATTAATTGCAAGGGATAATTCTAAACCTTGTCTTGTATTATTATTAATCACATCAACGATTGATGGTATCTTGTTAAGTACCATATCATTAATATCTTTTTCCCCTATCGTCTCTGGCCAAACACAAACCTTATATCCTTGGTCACCCATAGACCTCATCTTCTTGATGATTTCTTTGTTCCGAGGTTCATTGTCAAAAATAAGAGTAGAACCACTCTTACTAATTTCGTTTGTTACCTTAGAGAAGTCTGAACCTGCGACTGCAATGCAGTTGTCCAGAAATAAAGAGTCAATTGGCCCTTCAACAACATAAAGAGGTTGGTTGAAATCAACTTTGTCGAGATTAAAAATAAGTGGTTTTTCTTCATCGAATCGTAATGTTAAATATCTTAGTTGTGAATTATTTAATGCTCTACCAGTTATTCCTATGAGATTATTTTGTCTATCAAAGAAGGGTAGAACTAGTCTTGGGTCGTTTCCTAAAACTCTCTTATTATACTTATAATTTATTGAACTTAGACTTTGTGATTTCTCTACAAAATAGAAATCTTTCCACCATTTTTTTGGTATCTTTCTTCTAGTCAAATATTCAACACATAATTCACTATCTTCTGCTTTGGGATATCTTGCAAGTATGTTAGATTTGAACTTTGGTGGTTCAAATGTAAAGTTTTGTTGTGCAACTGGTCTGGTATCATTCTTCTTACCAAACTTTTCCATGACCCATTGTTTATGTAACATTTCATCATGGTCTTTTAAAAATATACCTATATTAGTAGAATGACCACAATTATGACACTTATAGACATAGGTGTCCTTATGCACGAAGTGATAACCTCTTGCTTTTAGTTGGTTACTAGAACTGTCTCCACAATAGGTGCATGAATGGTTAAGGAGTTTATCATCCTTCCACTTCACATTTCTCAACCGAGGAGATACCAATTTAAGGTATTTTTTATCAATCCACAAAGACATATATCTATAATACTATGTTTTTGGGATTTGTCAAGGTAATATTCGTTCTCTCTTACGAATATCTAGACATTGGTTTTAGTTTTTGGTTATGACTGCAGCTTTGGCTTCTGTTGTAGAACCATCTGGGTTCTTGATGGTAACATTTCTATAGTAAACTACAACTTCTTGTACTTCACGAATGTATCTTCTTAGTTCTTGCATGTTATATGACATGAGTTCGTAATCACTGACTGACATTGCAACAAAGACAACATCACCACTGTTCGCTTTCTTCATGTCGTCTAAGAATCTGTCTAAGTATGTGTAACCTTCTGGCCAGTCTGGATTTTCTTTGCCTAGTGAGCAGTCTCTTTTTCCTGTATCTTTGTCTTTGACGCATGGATTAGTTATTTTTGCCTCTGAAACTACATAAAACCTAGGTTCTTTTAAATCAATGTTCCTAGGCATTGTAGGTTGAATTATATCAATCTCTAATGGTTTACTGACTATCTCTACTTTCTTAGTTGGTATTAACGAACAACCACTAATTGTTAGGGTTGATATCAGAAGTAGGGTCGTCCAACGAGTCCAATTCTTTGCTATCATTTTCTATACTCTCAAATACTTGCTTTGTTGAGTTATTAACTCTTTTTTCAATCATGCCAGGCTTAGCAATTGCAAGTTGGTTTAAATTATGTCTTCGAAATATATCCAGATATGAATTCATTTCTTGTTCAATCTGTGCATTCTTTCTACTCATTTGGTTCAATGCTTTACCTTGTTTCTCAAAGGATTCTCTCATTGTATCCATAGCTGCCTGTTGTTCTTTTACTGCACCTTCAAGTGCAAGATTGTTTGCACTCAATACTTGGTTTTGATTATAGAGATAATAACCCCCTAATCCTAAAACCAATATAATTCCTATCAACATCTGTTGCATTATGAATTGTCCTCAATCCATTGTTTGATATCTGCAACTGTGAAAAGGGTTTCTGCATCTTCATCTGGTATTTCAACTTCATACTCAGACTCAATGTCCATAACTATTTCGACTACTGATAATGAATCTGCACCTAAGTCATCAACAATATGTGACTCATCTGTAATTGTAGATACATCTACATTTAATCTTTCTGATAATATTTTCTCTAACATTTATAACTCCTTTATTATATAGTTCAGTCCTGCGGCACTTCTATATTCAATCACCTCATTATCTTCATTTGTAAATTTGAGATGTTTTTCTTGTTGTTTATGAAGTTTCTTAGCAATATAAGTCCTGTCATCTGCATCACCCCATTCTTTATTAAAGGATACAGTAACTTCGTATCGAGTTCTGAATAAATCTATGAACCACCAAAATGCACATTTAATCCATTCCCAAATCTTAGTTATCCACTTTTGCACTTGCTCTCCACTGATAACATGACCAATATCTTGCTTTCCATTTAGGGCCAGGATTTGCACAATCGTGTCTTGCTCTAAAAGATTTTCTTCTAGCAGGGTCGTCTCTTTTAATAGACATTTTAGGGTCACCAAATCTAACTACAACAACTGAACCCTTTTCATTCTTTACATAGACCTTAAACTTCTTATTAGGGTTCTCAGATGTTCTTATAGGGTTGTTTAATGTAACTTTTTTACCTTGGTATTCTGATTCTGTGATTACATGGTCATAGTGACCAGTACATTCTGCACAACATTCTTCTTGAGCTCTTTTAATTTGGTCTTGGGTAGGAGCTCCTTTTTCACCCTTCTTTCTCATTTTTTCACCACGAGCTCTTTTCTTTCTGATATTGTCCCAAAGTCCTTCTTCTAATTCATCACCTTGTTTTAAGAACAATCTGTTTTTCCCTTGTTTCTTATCAGTTACTACCATTCCTACCATTTTTGCTATAGAACTAATAAATGCCATTCCATCTTTTGCATTTGCTCGATATTTTTTACCCATTTCAGCTTTGAGTTTTTTAACAATAACATCAAGTACATTTTCTACAGTACTAACTAACTTACCATCTACCATTAGTCTTGCTTCATTTACAGATGAAAGAGAACCTTTAAGTACAACTTTTTTCTTTTCTTTTTCTTTATCTTTGACATGAGGTGGATGTTCATCATCACCAGCAACAATAGACCCCATTTGATTAATGATTGAAGTGATGACAGGCATTGGTAGTCTTGCAATTACATCAGCTGCTTTTGCATCTAGACCTTTTACTTTCTTTAATAAGTTTTTAATCTTTGCATTTTCAGTGATTGCTTTCTCTTGGCCAGGGGTATCTTCTTTGTACCTTTTTAAAAGTTCTGGTGTACCTATTTCCCTACCAGATGAATCTTCCTTCTTTTTCTTTTTACGAACAATAGGTTCATTAGTTGCTACTGCAACTCCAGTTGCATTTGCTGGTGCATCTTCGAATACTTCTTTGAACCTTTTTATTTTCATTTTACTATCTCTAGGGGTTTACTTAACTCTTCCCATGATGTTTCATAGTCTGATTCCACAGAGTCTTGAAACTTGGAAATCCCTAACATATCATATTTAGGTAAAAGTCTATCTGGAAGTAGTCCAACTTTCTTAAGATTAGGCATAATCCTAGTAAACAGTAGTTCTTGGAATTGAGTATTCAATGCATTTTTTGTAATATACTTATCTGTATATTCAATATCAAATCCCCATTTTTCCCAAACATCATATTGTTTAAATCTATTTCTTAATACTGTACAAGCTTCTAAACAAAAATCTTCTCTTTCTTCTAGTTCTTGAGGAGTTAATGTTTTTGTAAAACTTTCAAGATAATTAACACCAAAGGTTACATGTCTTGCTTCGTCTCTAATCACTAGAGTAAGTATTGACCTTAATACTGGGTCTGTAGTTGTTTGTCTTATTGTATTGAAGATTGCAAGTGCAAGACCTTCAATGATTATTTGCATTCCAATAAATTTCAAATCCCACCTTTCATCTGTAAGAATTTTATCTAGTAATGCTTTTAGTTGTGTACCGATAGGAAACATTCTACCAACTCTAACCTGTAGATACTTATTAAATGCTTCTACATGTCTTGCTTCATCAAATGTTTGTGAAGCTGCATATAGTTTTGCATTGAATGTTGGAGCGCAACTTGTAAGTTGAGATGCAACTAGTAATGCACCTTGTTCACCATGCAGTAATTGTGCAAGTGTCCAATTATTTAAATCTTGAACAAAATCTTTTCTTTGTTCCAATGACAAGTGTTTGTAATCTTTATGGTCTTTCCACTGTTCATTAAAAAACATAAATGCAGTTTCGTCTTCATCTGGATTAGGAACATCCCAATTGATGTCTGATTCTACATTCCAATTTTTTTCTTTTCCTAATTCATATAGTTTTTTAATTCTATTGTCTTGAACTGTGTAATCCCAATTATAAGAACCAGTTAGAGGTGTATTGAATATTTCAATTACATCTTCTGGGTTAATTCCTTCGTCTTCCACTGGATAGTTTGCACCATTGAAATGTGCAATGTCTTTTGGTGGGGATTGTACTTTAGTAATTTTCATAAATCCATTCATTTAATATCGTGACCTGTTATCAACATGGACTGGTCTTTTGTTATGTTGTAGACTCTGTATATGTCTACTCCCATCACATTATCAGTCGTTCCTAATACCTGTACTTGGTCTCCTCTCGTACCAATACAGTCCTCTTCGTTCCAAACCGATTGTCTTAATTCATACTCTTTTCCTTTTTGTAGATTATTCATATTATCATGACCTTCTAATAAGTCAAGTACTAAATTGTTTTCTCTGAGGTATTGATAGAAATGTCTTTCAAGTGATTCACCATCAATATTGAAATTTTCTTTGAGTAAAGCTAATGATGCAGCGTAAGATGCAAGTCTTGTTCTACCAAATGGTAGTAGTTCTAAGACTCTTTTTAAATTGAATACTAATCTATGTAGTAATGTGAATGAGTTTTTTTCTTCTGAGGTTTTGGGTTTGACTGATTTAATTCTTTTACCATTTGCATCGATAAGACCGAACTTAAATGCATCCATCTCTTCCCACTTTCGTGTCATCATTTTAAGAATACGAAATACAATGACTGTATCAACTACATTCATTGCACCTTCTTTTAAATTAACTTGTTTCATAACTCTCTTAATACCTGTGCTACTTCCATATCAACTGGTGTCTCTGTTTTCCAGTCTTCTTTAACATAGTCCATATAAATTAAACAAGTTTTGAGTACAGGCCAGTACTCTAAGTCAATTTTGAACTCTAACATCTTGATTGAGTTATCGAATCCAAATATATTGAAAATGACGATGAGATGATTAAGAATTAATCTTTCTCTGAGTTCACCATTTTTATAATATCTTCGTAACAGTCGTTTTAGATATCTAAACCTTCTAAGGTCTTCCATGAACTCTTCCATGGATGTGCATTGAGGGTTATCATAACACTGCATTGCAAACATGGTGAAGTTCTCATCTGTCAACTTCTCAAATAATTTCATAATTTATATCCTAGTTTATACTAGTATATAGGTGTTTTGTAAGAAAAGTTATTTGATTTCTGCAACGACTTTGAACATTTTAGTAGGAAGTCTTTCCCATTCAACATGTAATTTTAAGTCTGGGCCTTTAGCAGAAACGAAGTTGTCATCTATATCACCTTCTTCGTCTTTACCCATTCTACCACCATATTGTGTGATAGGTAAATCTTTAGAACCAGAGTCCCCAACATTTTCTTCCAATGTTGGGTTAAACTCTATTCCAATTTGTTTTACTTTTCTATACAATTGTTGCATTGCAGCTTCTACAGTAATGTGTTCTCTGTCTGCAATATCACCTATCCAAGTGTTTAATTTATCTAAAACTGAATCATCTGATGCAAATTGATGTAAATCATCTGTAGGGACACGACCTGTAACATCTTTGTTTAGTTTGTATCCACCACCATCTGTTTCGTAGTTTTCATTAATATATTTCTTGAATGTTTTCATAATTTATTCCTATTAAGCAACTACTGTAATTGTGCCAGCTGCAGTTCCAATTCCTGCGACACTAGTAATTGTTGCGTTTCCACCTTCAGCTCTATCAACAATAGTTCCACTGTTAAGTGCTAAAGGATTTGCACCAAAACTTAATACATCATCTGCATTTGTTGCCGCATTAGCAGCTCCGATTGCAAGACTAAATGTAAGTTTATTGGTTGATGAACCACTAGCATATGCTAATAAGTGTGGCCCTCTTCCAGTACCAGTACCTTGGTTACCATTAGTTACTGATAATGTAGGTGTTCCACCAGAAGTGTTTACTGTTACTTTTTCATTAAAAGTTACTGTTGCACTTAAAGTACCACCAGCTGATTTATCAAATGCAGTAGTTACCCATGTAATATCAGTAATGTCTGCTTGACCTATAGAAGTTGCTAGTTCTCCAATTGCACAGAGAACTTCTTCTTGATGATTATCAGATTGCTTATATACCCAACCTCTTGCGTCTGCAAATGTTAGTTTCTTTTGTGCAGCTGTCAACCATTTTGGTTTGGCTTCGTCTGCATCTGAATTACCCCATAAAGACATAATTATCTCCCTTTTTTAGTTCTCTGTTTGAGAAACTTTTTGTTTATACTATTGTATTTATAACTTTTAAAATCTTAATCACCCCAATAGGCTCTTAAATCTGACTCTTTTTCTACTTCATTAATGAAATCCATATTGATTTCATCTTCAAATACTATCACCACTCCACCTTTTGTTGCTATATACTTATCATCTATTATCTCGATAGGTGTTGGTTCTGCAATCTTATATTTATCATGCAAGTGAAATGGATATTCACATTCTTGGTCTTGGTTACCTATGTTCTTATTTTGTATTACTACTTTAGGAAACTTTCTTCCATCAAACCAATCACCGATTTTCTGTGGATTGTTTCTGAATGCATCCAAATATTCGTTACCTGTATAAGGAATAGGGAATGTATTATTTACATATGGTCTACAATTGTTTTCTAAAAAGTACAATTCACCATCTTCTCCTAACATTTGAGTAATACTACCCTCATATGTTCCACCCAACTTTGCAGCTTGATTTAAATATTCTACAACATTATCTCTCACCATCTTGTCGACTTCTGGGTTGAGTTCTTCGATGGTGGTATTTGCATACCAAACTACTGGGTTTACATTAAAAATTTGTTTTGCTTTTGATTCATCACATGATTCAGAAAAGGTAAATGACCATTTTCCATTTGACATAATGTAAGATATATTAGTTTCTTGTCCTTTTATTAGTTCTTCTACATAATAACTGTATTTTGCTGAATGGTCACTACTAGAAAACAAAAAGGTTTCTAAAGGAAATGATGACAATAATTTTTTGTCTGGTACTACAGTAGCAGATGTCCATTTATTAGATGGTTTAATAACAAATGAATCTGGTAATGAGTCTGTATTAAAATCTGTTCTATGATTGTCTCCTCTCTGTAATATTTTAGGTGTTTTCATATCACAATGTTTTGCAAATGAATTTCCAAACATTTTTTCTTGTTCTAATTTAATTGCTTCTGGACTTGCAGATATAAATTCAACACCCCAATCTTTCATATGCATAATTTCATTAAAGGGAGGCCAAGTACATATAACTAAATCTATTTTATATTTTTCTAAAGTATTTTCAAATTTTTCTTCCATCCATTTTGGTAATCCATTACCAACTGCTTCGTAAGTATCCATATCAATAAGATGACCCCAAGACATTGTAGGATTCCAGACTTCGTGTGGTAAATCATCACCAACTGTATTAATACCTAGTGATTTTAAATAATTTTTTGAAAGTGATTGATTAGTATAGACTGAATGACCATCTTCTGCAAGCTTCTTCATAAATTGAAGATTGTGTTGTTCCATTTCAACGAATAATATGTTCATAATATATAATTGTATTTATTGTACTGGTTCTGAGGGTATAGGTGCTGGTTGAATTCCTAGTTTTTCTGGTTCATCTACAGATGCAATATAAGGTCGTTCAATTGAATCTGGTCTTTCAACATTATTCACATGATATAATGAATGTATTGATGGCCATCCCATATGTTCTTGTTTACCACCAACTAATCTATAAATAAAAGATTCTTGTTCATCTGGATTAAAACCTAATTCTTTTCTTTCATTAAAACTATATCCCATTTGTAACCATATATCATGTTTTAGTGATTCACAATCTCTAGAACCCCAGAGAAGTTGTTTTTGTAACCTACCATGTGTACAGCAATAAGCTCTTTTTTTACCATATTGCCACATTGCTTGGTATAAAGATTCACCATCATTATTATCCCATACTGGTGAAATTTCTGGTCTTGTTCTCATCCAATGTTTTGCATCACCAGTGGAATCTGGTCTTGTTACCATAAGGTCAGTTTTTAATGTTTCATTTTTCCAGTCTGAATTATCACCAATAATTTTTGGGATTGGGCCATCATCTGATGCAGTATGAACCATTGCACCATTAAAGTCTTCTCTTTGATTTGCATCATGAAATGCTCTGAATCCTAATAAAGTATCATCTTCCCACCACATCTGATAAAAAATTGCACTACCTAAAGACCATCCCATTACTTCGTCTCTAAACTGTTCAAAATCAGTATACAAATGTTTTGGGTTATACCAAGTATAAGCTGCATAATCCCAAAAAGTTTTTTTATGCAAATCAAACAATTCTACAAATTGTTCTTCTGTTGGTTTTAATGTATTTGTCTGTCTATATGTTCCCATAATATATTTCCTTTATCCTGTCCAGAGGGGGTTACCTCTTCTACCAATTATCATAAATACTCTGCAATCACCAGTTGGTCTTGCATATGCATATTGAGGTGGGTAAAAACCTTGAAGTACATTAAGATTGTTACCAAACTTACCAGCTGTTGTTGAACCTTTTGTTCCACCTGTATAATCACATATTGAGGTAAAAAATGACCCAATGTTTAAACCAGCAGTTGCTTTTGGTTGGTTGCCATAACCAAGGTTTATAACACCACCCTCATGATAATAACTATTGTATCCAGCAGCAGAGTTTGGTACAACACCAGACATATTTTTAAATTTACCTGTTGATTGGTCATACATAGCATTAGTCAGACCCCCACCTAAAGAATTAACATAAAATGGAGAACTACTAATGTTTATATAAAATCTTGCTGACCTTTGCATTGCTACTGGTACTGGTATATTGTATAAAGAGTCTGAACTATTGTAGGACTCTTTCATCGCAGCATCTGTGTTTGTGTATTTTACAGTTGCATTTAGAACTGCATCAATATAAGTATCTGGGCCTTTGATACAAAATATATGGAAAATATAAGGTTGTGCAGAACTGTGATATGGATTTACTCCCACTACAGTTGCACCATCACCAGTGGCCACTGCACTGTAAATTGCCAGATTGTCATCGTTACCTGTTTGATTTTTATGTGGTGCCATATGAGTTGTTACTGTTGCACCGACTGATACACTACCACCACCAGATTCATCTCTTAAATAAAGTGGACTAGTAGTTGAAAAAGTATACATATCTCCACCACCACCATGTGCAATTACTAGAACTCTATCACCAGTACATAATTTTGTATTTAGTTTACAATGTGTCCATGCATTTGTATGAGTAGTTGAATAAACACTATATCCCATATTTAAGGCACTTGAATGGTCGCCAGGATTAGTTTGTACTTGAGTTTCCGCAGAATTTACACTCATGCCTGGCGACATCCCCTTACCCAAACTTCCACCAGTTGATGTATTACCAATACCTATTTGATGATTTGCATGAATTTCATGAATTTGAGTGCTAGTGATACCATTGGTAATACCACGAGTTTGGCCACAATTATCTGTGGTGATACAAGAGTTTCCTACTCCTACCATATCTCCCATTTTCATGCTTGATGAAGACATTGGTGGGTTTATGTTTGAAGGGGCTGCTGTAGAACTAGACCTATATCTACTGTTCATATAACTGAAAATAACTGGTTCTTCATACATCTGACTATTAGAACCATAAACTCCATCCATATTATTATAAAGTGAATAGATTCCAGTATCAGCACCATCAAAATTTGAATCTGTATATGGTAATACAGCAGACATCATACTTAATCTAAATCCAGTACTAGTTCTAGTAGCATCACTGTAAGGAACTGAAATGGTTGAAGATGCACCCCCAGAACCAGCTGATGCTGTACCAATCCAATCATCTCCACCCCCACCTTGATTGGTACGAGTACGAATCATATCAGACATTTTAATATTTAATCTTTGTCCATCATTTGCACCGAAAGGCATTATGTCATACTCCTTTTAATTGCACCAAGAGCTTTCATGAAAGATTGTTTATTCTTTCCTAATAATTTGATTAACTGTACTCTCATTTGTGGTTTTACTTTGTCTAATGCCATGTTAATTATCTTTGCATTTTTCTGAGTAACTTTAATAGTTTTACCATCATCCAATTTTACATTACTACCAGTTCTTAAGTCTTCTGCACCTTTAAGTTGTACTTGAAGATTTTGGTCTGGGTCATTTGCACGAGGGCCAAGTTTTTTAACTCTATCTCTTTGTTGAATAAAGTCTTTGACATTTTGTTCTATATCTTTATCTGGAGACCAGTCTGTAAATTTACCAGAACCAATTGCTTGTGCAAACTTTTTACTTGCAGTGGATGAACCCTTTGCAAAGTCTATAATCTTATTTAGTGCATCTTTCTCGTCTTTTGCTTTATTTGAAATATCTCTTATCTTATTATTTGCAGCTGGACTGTTTGCACCGAAGTCATGAAATGCACGAGCTTCAGTATGTACTTCTCCATACATTTTATGGTAATCTTTTGTGTACTTAGATTTCTTCATTGGTTGTTTCCTTGCTTTCTTATCGCCAGGTGCATCTTTGTATGCAGAAGAATCTGAATCTGACTTTTCTTTTCCTTTTTGGAAATGTGCATCTCGTTTAGACTTAGTAGATTTTTTAAGACCTTTGAAATACTTTGCTGGTTGAGTTCCTTCTTTGTCTTTGATATCTTTATCTTGAGGTTCTCTATCCTCACCCCTAAGTCGAGGTTCAGTTCTATTATACTTTTGTGTAACTACTGAAAGGTTTGACTTATCGTTATTAAGTGGATTGTTATCCTTATGATGGACATCTTTACCTACAATACCTTTGTTGTCTTTAAGAGACCTTCGTGCTTTGTTTCTACCTGCTCTTCTTTTTTTCTGTTCTGTACTAGAGTGGTAGTTTTCGTATTCTTTTTTGTAGTTTCTCTCAAGGAAAGTCTTTAAACTCTTCATGACAACTCCCTACAATGCTGAATAGATATCGTTGTGATTTCTGTATTTCTTTTTAGACTGTTTCATGAGGTCATCGAATATTGCCATTCGAGTATCAATTAACCCTTTAGGCATATGACCTAATGCTTTATGTGTTTGCATTATACCCTTTAAAGCATCAAGTGATTTTCTGTCACCCATAACTTTTGCAAGATGCATTAATGAACCATTGTGGTCATTTCTGTCTGTCATTTGTGCAATCTTTTTTACATCTGTATCTTTCATTTCCTGTGCTTCAACAAGTTCTTCTATTCCTTCTTTAATTTCAGAAATATCTTTGTTCCAGTCTACTATCTCGTCTGTACCTTCTTTGTAAAAGATTGCTTTCTTGGATACTGGGTCTAATCCCATGTACTTACCTTTTAGAGAAGGCATTTTAACACCAATCTTATTTAACAATGCAACCATCTTATGAAGTCTTTCCCAGTTTGCTGGAACATGTTTTTGTTTCCAGATTTGACCCATCAATTTGTCAATACTTTGTTCTGGTTTACTGTCATCAAATTGTAGTTTAGTCATTTTTGCTAACATTTTACCATATGTTTTTAACTTAATCAAATCAGTTGAAGATAAGTTTTCAATGATTACATGGTGACCTGTAAATTCTTTTGATTCATTTGCATGTCTTAATGCAAGTTTAACTGCTGGTAATTTAGATAATCCTCTTTTAAGTTTCTCTATTTCTTTCATTGCATAGTTCATATTACCATCTAAGTCAAGTGCAAGTTCTATTGCTTTCTTAACTGTTTTATCTCTTGCAGCTACTTTTTGTTTTGGGTTGTCTCTGTAATATCTTTGTATTTCTGAACCAGTGAGTTTAGATTTACCCATTTTAGATAGTGGGTCTAACTTACCATCTTTAACTTTTTCACTTACTGCCTTTTCTAAATCATCTGCTTGTTTTGCATGTTTTTTACTTGCACCTTTTAACTTATTGATTATTTTTTTTACTACTGGTTTGTCGTCATTGTCAAGTTCTTCTGGTAAAGGTTTAACACCAGCTTTCTTGAACATCTTTTTTAATCTTTTTAGGTAAGCATCTTTACCTTGTGGTGCAAGTTTGGTTTTACTATCTTTACCCATTGCAATCATAGTACTTTTAAATCCTGTTGGATTTTGTTTCTGCATTGCAAGTGCAACTTTAACATCGGTCATGTTAAGAAGTTTTGCAATACCTTGAGTCATCATCCTATCACCACCAGCATTAAAGAGTTTGTCAATCATTTCACCAGCAGATGCTTCTACTAGTTCAAAGTTTTCTTTTTGCATTAACATTTTAGTATTAAGAGTTCCAATCATCTTAAGGATTGTGTCTCTTGCATCTAAAACTTGTTTGTAAGATTTGTTATGAACTGTATTCTTGAGTTCTTTGTCACCCATGTTTGCAATCTTCTGATAAGATTTTAAGACACTCTGCATGTCTTTAGAAACCTTTTTCATTGCATCGACTTCTTGTCTTTTGACTTCATCCAACATACTGTCATCTGGATGTACAACATGTGCAAGGTCTTTATCGTGGTTTAAACCACCTTTCTTTTTCTTTACTATAAATGCGTTTACTCTTGCGTGTCCCCACTGTTGTGGAGTCGTACCTGGCCTATGACCTGTTTTCCATGCAGCCATTCCACGATTATAAACTTTTTTTAATGTGTCTACTGAGATACCAGACTTCTTAGCTTTGTCTGCTAATGCACCTTCATCTAAATTTTTATTTTCATCTAGATATTCTGCAATACTATCAATTTCTTCTTCACGAACATCTTCGATGAGAGAATCTATTAACTCCTCATTCAAGACATCTTCATCAACCTTTGCGTACATTGACCTGTATGCATCAGCTATAGATGCAGTTGTTTTAACATCCTTATAGTAGTTTGACATGTTTACTTTCCAGTTTTTTTGTTTGTATATATCAACGATTTTTCTTTGACATATCCAAGTCTTCGAAGTGTTTCTTTAAATGATTTACTTCTTGCATCGTATTTTCCTTCTGAGGCATCCTCGTTTTTGTCAATTGCTTTTGAAATTGCTTTTCTTTTCTTATGTAAGAATTTATCAGATGAATCAACATCACCATCGTTATCAATGTCTTTGTCTTTTCTGTTTTTAAACTTTTTCTTTGCAGCTTTTGGGTCTGCTTTATCTAATCCTTCACCATCATCTGATTTATCATTGGATGCATCTTCTGAATTACAATGTGATGCTTTGACAACTTTTTTACCTTTTTTATCGTATGCTTCACCAACTGTACAAGGATACTCTTTACCAGCAAACATAAATGATTTTTTACCATCTGCTTTTGCTTTACGAGCAGCCATAACAAATTGTTTTTTGTCATCATTTACTGCTTTTCTAAGTTCTTGTAATTCTCTAGTGAACGATTCTGCAACTTCTGGTTTTTCCTGTGTAGGGTAACCCATTAATTCTGCTTGTTGTTCATAACGAGATTTAGGTGTTTGTCCAGAATTGAGGACATCTGAAACCGCGTCAGCAACTGATTTAGTTACTTTATCAGTTCCACTGTTGAATTTCATTCTATCTTGTATATCTGACATTGTGGTCTCCTGTTTAATCTTTCCTATAGTATTTATATATATCAGTAATTCTACTGCTTATCTTTTTGATTTTGTTGTTGTCTAAAACTTGCAAGTCTTTCAATTTCTTGTTTTTTAACTTTAGGCATTAATCTTTTAGCAAGTTTTGCTATTACACCCTTCTTTTTGTCAAGTTTTTTACCAATTGCTATCCTAGCACCGATTGATAAATCACCAGATGCCTTGCCTCCAGACATCTTTTTGAATAAAATTGACCTTGCTTGTTTTTGTGCTTTGGTCTTTAAAGCTCTTGGGTCTTTCATTCTTTTCTTTTTACGAGCTTTAGTTCTTGCAATTTTCTTTGCAAGTCTTTTCATCCTCATGCCAATCTTTCTTCTTTGTGACATGTTGAGTACTTCAAGTTGTAGTTGTCTTGTCAATTCACTTGTAAACTTACCTTCTGCAACTTTATGTTGTTTCTTTGCCATGTTCATTGCTGTTCCATGCATGACTTCATCTGCCTTATCACCATACTCCTTTTCAAAGTATTCTCTTTTCTTTTTAAGGTCTTTATAAATCTTTTCTTTTGTTGCAAGGACTTCTTTAGATTCTTCGGTCTGAACATTCTTCTGTCTAGTAATTCTCATTCTATCCCTGTCCTTTTCTTTATCGTGTTTATCTTTAAGTTGTTCTCTTTCTCTTTTTTGTTTATCACCTAATGCATCTGTTACTCTATCTTCACTGAATAATCTATTATCCATATCTATTGGATGTTCATATGCAGCTGCAAGTGCAACATTTTTCATAGGTTTCATGGTCAATGCAGATTTCCATGCAGTTGCCATTTTGTTTGAAGGGTATTCTTTTACAAAACTTCGTAGTCTAGGAAACACTTTAGTTGTATTCTTTTCTAAATCTTTTATGTCTCCATCGTTATCGATGATAAAAAAGTTCTGTCTACCGAATGCATTCTGTAGTTTACCCATGTTTGAACGAACTTTTGCATGGTTGTCTTTTACTATATTGTCTGGTATACTTCTTTCTCTTTCTCTATTTCTATCTAATGCAGTTTCTAAAGAAGTATTTACAAATACCATTGCAGTTTCATAACCGAGCTGTTCTAATAGTTTTTTCTGAACCATAAGTTTTTTGATATCTCTTGCAGTAGAATCTATAACAAGACCCATACGACCTTTAACAAGTATATCTTGTCTTTTAGCAGTCATTGCTTTTGCATGAACTCTTACTGCATCTCTTTGTTCTTCTTCGTCTTCTGGCATCTTAAGTGAAAGACCTGCTTTCTTAAGACCATTTTCAAAAGATGTGTCTGAGTTTACTGGTCGTAAACCCATGGTTAGGAATCCTAGTTTTTTAGCTGCAAGTGATTTACCACTGCCAGGCCCACCTGCCATGAAGACAGCTTTGAAAATGCCTGGGTCGTTAATTCCCTCGTTAAGCGATGCGTATGTCTCTTCCAATGTCATTTCTTATGTACTCTGGTATATGATGAAACTCTTCTGAGAGTCCCATTCCTTTTCTAATTGATTTATATAACTGTTTTCCCTGTCTAAAAGTTCTTGGTAATGCAGAAATAAATCCTTTCTCATCACCATCAAAAGCCATTGCTCTCATCTTAGATGCAGACATACCAGATATGTCATCTGCATCTGGGTCTCTTTCACCTGCTGATACCAATTCGATATCATTAAAGTTGTAGAAACCATGTCTACCTTTCACACCATTGTACTTTGTGAGTAGACTCTCAAACTCTCTTAATCTATCCGAACCAGCAACCATCTTTACACTTCTGTATCCTTGGTTATATAAATCAACAACTACATCAAATACTGTTCTAGAATTAGATGTAGAAACTGTTACTTTTGCTGGTCTAAACAAGAGTTTCATGAACTTTGTTTTGGTTCTATAATCCAATGGATTTTTCTTTGGGTCTTGACTATGACTTGTATAGATAAACCCATCATCCGAACCTGCGACACTTTTTACTTTCATTGCAAGTTTAAGGTGTCCAGCAGTTGGTGGATTAAACCGACCAAATGCAAAGACAGCTGTCTTAGATTTCACCTCAACTATGTCTTTGAAAGATTTCATATAGGTATTTATGTATTTTAAAATTTGTGTTTGTTGTTTTTAAGACATTCATATTCAATATCAACAAGTTCTCGACATCTTGACCACCAGTCTTTGAGGTCTTCATCTTCTTGTAATTCATTCATAACATGTTGTCTTATATGTGGTGTAACATTTACATGGGTATGTCCATGCATATTATGTTTTTCTTTTACATGTAAAGCTTCAACTGCATCTTGAGATATGAATCCTAATTTTACTAAAGAATCAATTACACCTGTGTTTTCTTCTAAAGATTTATGGTCTACACCCATCTGACCATGGTCATTAGTTTTAAATGAAATATCATGTTTATAATGTATAAGATTATCATATATGTCATACATTGACTTACCTCTCCATAAAGGTCTTCCTAGAAGAAATGTATGATTTGCTTGTGGGCCATCTAGTCCACCTATCATTAAATATTCTGGTTCTGTAAAGAAAAGTATTCTTTTACATGAATTGTATAAAAGTTCCCATCCTCTTTCTGTATTTGCTATCATATCATATTTCCAAGGATTTAATAATCCATTATCCATTTCTGTTATCAAACCAGACATAAATCTATCCCAAGGGTCTCTAACAATCAAATATGTTGTATAATCTGTAAATGGTTTTAATGTTTGTAGTGGTGGTGAGAAAGTTTGTTCTTTTGAAAGGATTGATTCTGAATTATTTGCAAATTCTTGAATCCAAGTTATTGTGTTTTCTTTACCAAATAATTCTTCTATTTTTTCTTTGTTTTGATTCCAAATAAGTTCTGAGGAATAGTTGTATTGATTCCCATTTGTAAATACATCTTGATTGACTGCATCTTCATTACTAATAACATTGATTTTATTTTTATCTGAAAATAAATCATTATAAAGTTCTAGTAAATCATCTTTGTTTAAGAAATTTTTAGGGTATCTATCTTCGTCTTCAATCCAAATCCAATCGTCATTATTCACTGCATTCATATAATTCAAGTAATAACGAATTGATGAATGTCCTACCTTACGAGGACATGTTAATATGACTTTTCTTTTTTGTGAAATAAAGGTGGGGTGATTTCTTTCAAAACAAGTGTTACCTTCAAATTCTAAAACATGTTGACTTAATTCAAAAGGAACACCATCCTTATCGTTAACAATATACTTTTCACCTTCAAAGTGAAAGGCATTTTTTGCATAATTCTTTAATGCATCTGACATAATATATCTCCATAATTTATTT